CATTGTAAATCAGACCACCGTTCCATGACACATTTTTACCTTGTTTGAATGTCATGTCCTCAATAACAATCGTTCTTGAGCCATTGTTATAAATTGCTCGGTACAAATTGTTGCCGTCAATAATCGTCGTAGCCATTCCTGTGCCAGTGATTGTTACGCCATCAGTAATAGCAGGTAGGTCAGAAGTAAGGGAGATAGTTCCTTCTGTGGTGATGTCAATGGCGTCGTAGATTCCACCAGCATTTGCGTTGGCTTGATTGATTGCCCAGCGAAGGGTTCCGCTTGACCCATCATCTAGGAGGCTTGTAACTTCAAGCGATGTTGAGGCAGGGATTGTAGTAGTTGTGGTAGTAGTCGTAGTAGTACTTGTGGTAGTTGTACTACTGGTAGTGGTAGTTTCGGCAACGGTAGTTGTAGTGGTAGGAGGAACCGTTGGAGCAGTTTCACTATTTGATGCAACTCCACCAAACGTCGTGCATGTTCCAGAAACACAGCGCTCCGTTGAGCCGGCCTCGCTGTCAATCATGAGCACTGGGGAGAGGCCAGTATCTCCAAGGTTGAAAGAAGCAAAACCAAGTTTGTATGTTCCGGTTATATCGACCCTGTATGTAGATGTCTGCCAACCAGTAGCGCCATACGAATTTGTTGAATAATCTCCAGTTCCTGGGTTGGTGAATCCAAGAAGGGCATATGACTGTACGTAATTGTTAACTCTAATAACTGGGGTTCCAGTTACGGTTACTGGTACGAGAGAAGTTATCGAACCGTCGTTATAAGGGACATAATCAGTTCCGAGGTAGTTCCAAGCCATTGTGTAGGTGGTGCCAGCCGTCAGTTCTACGTCCCTTGTAATCCAAGCAGCGTTGGTTGGATTTGGACTACCAAACCCAGATGCATTTCTATCCGCTGTCAGTTGTGCCTGTATCGCTGTTTGCGGAGAACCTGACAATCCAAGCGCAGTCATTGCATCAGAAAATGTGATTTGTCCTACTGGTTGTAAAGCGACTGCCCTTGATGCATTATTTGGCCCAAATGTCCAGCTTCCAGCAGCAACGGCTGCAGCGTAGTAAGGACTAGTTGGGTTTCCCATCGCCCCATGCGAGCCATGAGTGAATGTTCGAGAACCAGTAAATATGGTTACACCAGTTCCGTTACCAGTGATGGTGCTCCCTAGGTTCCCAGACTGACTCCCCTTGTCCCAGCCCGTAAAGGTTCCGTCCTCAAATCCTGCGTTCGGAAAAGAAGTGGAGGTTGCACTTGCAGATCCAACTGGTGGGACAAAAGATCCTATTAAAAATAGGGGAACAAAGATCCATGCGGCTTTGCGCGTAAAAGCATATTTTAATCTAGCGGTTATATTCATTTGCCCTCCGCAAAGAATAGTAATGATTAGATACTAAATATTTTAATCATTTCTTGTTTTTAAACTCATTGTGATTTATACACTCCTTTTGCGCCATCCAAGCTAAAGCCTATTGGTGTTATGAATTTAGCTGAAGCTTTTCTTTCTCTAACATTTGTTTTTTCTGATTCAGGCCCAGAGTATCTAACGTAATTCTTTGTGGCATCAATGTTTAGATAGTCTGACGGAACAAAAATTTTACCTAAAGGATATGTTCTTCTTAAAGTTTTATTCCAAACCATTCCATACCACCAATTGCCATTTATTATAAATGTATTTGGATTTTCAAATATTGCACCTTGAACGGTATTAAGTGTTGCAGAAGCTATTTGGAACCACGCTAAACCATTCCACATGTATATTTTATCCGTGTCAGTTTCATATATTGTTTCAGAAAAACCAGGCGCCACAGGTCTTTCGGTAGATAAACACTTATACGTAACATTGTATTCTTGTGTTTGCGATTCTGACAAAGAAACTCTAAACTCAAAAGAGTCACCATTTCTCCAAATTAATTTATTTCTTAAAGATAAACCAGGACCACTATCTGTTACTTTGTTTTCACATGTCTGTTGTCTATATCTATCAACAGCTAATTCCGAGGTAGATTTCATTCCACCATACATAGAAAAGAAACACACCGCAGGAGAATCTATGTCACCAATGCATTTAGGAGCATCTCTTTCTAACCCTATTCTACCTATATTTTTTACTACTCCAGCATCATCTAATATATTGAATTCTAAAACCCAAGAAGTGTTTGAGGCTATTTGGGATATAATCAAATCTTGTTTTAATGATTTAAATTTTGTTTCAGCGAACTCAGCGTTGCGTGCCCATAGCCCATCATTTGATTGAAGTGTTATTTCATTCCTTACTGGATCATTAATAACTATTACACTATCAGTAGGTTGTTTAATTGTTTCATTTGGTGGAGTTACATCTGGGTTTCCAGGAATCACTGGAGCTGGTTTTGGCGGTACAATACCTGGAGTTGGATTTGGATTCACTGGTTTAGGTTTTGTTGGCTTTGGCTTTGGAGCCGGTGTTGGGGAAGGTGCTGGAGCTACTGGTGGTGCTGGGGTGTTTGGATCAGGTATAGTTGTAAAAGTTATACTATCCCATTTGCCTGCGTTACCAGCCCAAGATTTTCCAGCGGTGGACTTAAGAACATGAGCCCCAATCATAACACTTATGTCTGTGTTGTAAGGCAAAACGTTTTTAGGAGTAATAGTTAAAGTGTTAGAGTCTAAGAAGGAAACTTCAGAACTAAATATATCTATTTTAGCTAAAGCTTTATAAGTATTTTTTTTGTAAAAGAAAATAAATCCTTTATTTCTCACCATAGATAAATCAAATTCTAGTGTTAACTTAATATCTATATTAACTTTTTTATTATCATTTTCTGGAGTTAATGAAGTAACCGAGTATGACAAGAACTTTGGTTCAGCCACTGTTGGTCCTGAAGGAACAGTAGTCGTAGGAGGAGCAACACCATCTCTTTGATCCGGGATAGTCCTTTTAGGCAGAGGGATTGTTGTGACAGGAACAGTTGTAACAACCGTACTTGATGGAGACCCATTGGCAGGAGGTGCGGTTGTGGAAGGCGTAATCACCGTTGTCGTCGTGACGCCATTGGCTACAATGGTTGTTGTAGTTTGAGTGCCATCTGGGGTTACTGTTGTAGATGTACTTGGAGTGTATGGTGGTAGCACTGGAATTTTTGGTGGGAAAACAATAGTCGTAGTAGTTATTGATCCATTTGGGTTCGTGACTGTAGTTGTTGTAGATTGTTGTGCTGGCAAAGTTGTTGTAGTAGTTGCCCTAGGTGTTGTTGTGCTTGTTGTAGTGGTTGCTATTGGTCTTGGGGCCCCAATGCCAGCCGCTCCAGCTCCAGGCCTTGCACCCGGTGCTGCTGGGATATACTTGGTCACAGTGGTTGTAGATGACGGCAATGAAGTAGTAGTTGTTCCGATTTGGACTGTAGTTGGAGTTGTCGAAGAAGTAGGTGGGACAGTGATAGGCGCCGTAGGAATTCCGGTAATTAAATCATCTACAATATCAACATAATTTGGTGGATGTATACCATCGCCAGGAGCGTTGAAATCTCCAACAAATATAAAACCATATTTTTTACAAAGTATCTCTAATTTAAGATTAAAATATGTTCCAGGATATTTATCATTTAACTGTTTAGATATTCCCATAACATAAACTAAAGTAATCTTTTTTCTATCTGTGTAAACTTTTATTTGATCAAACTGTGTTTTTGCTTGGTTTAACGCACCAGCAACATCGCTAGCTTTTTTTATATTATTTGATGCCCCAGTAGATAGCCACAATATCCTATTGTTTAACTGCTTATCTTTTTGATCTATATACTTAAGCACGTTGTTTATTCTTCTTTGGACTTCATACATATTGTCACCAACTTTATGGTGGTAACCGTCCCAAGCGCAAAAGAGACTATATAAATCACTTGACTTAGGAAACAAAGTTTCATCGATACAAGCAGAAGGGTTGTCCAGAAAAACGTTTGGCACAACTTGTGAAGTTTCTGCACCCGAATTCAAAGAATCGTATCTATCAGACAACCCTTTCGCGATGCTATCACCAATTATGATTGGGACCTTATTTGTTATTGTTGTCACATTTGGTCGGGTGATTGTTGTTGTTGGAGACAAGCCATCTCTCTGGTCTGGATAAACTACTTTGGGGGCAACGGTTGTAGTGGTGGGTTTTGGCGCAACAGTTGTTGTTGTTGATCTTTTAGGGATTGTTGTTGTAGTGGTAGGCCTAGGTGTTGTTGTACTGGTTGTTGGTTTTGTTGGAGCAACTGTTGTCGGAGAAGACGGAACAGTTGTTGTTACTGGAATATCTTTTCTTATATTTGGATTTCTTAATATTTGATCTATTTTTTGTCTTTCTATAACAATTTTAGAATCTAAATACCCACCGATACTTCCCTTAATGTCAAACAACCCTTCCGTAAGGCTTCTCACCTTATTTGATTCTAAAACTGTTTCGGTACCCAGAATAAACATTATGTTAAATGGAGAAATAGTGGTAATTGATAATTTTACTGGATAAACTTTGTTATCCAGCCTAGTAACACGAGCCCAATGATTTGTTGGCTTGTTATCTGGAGTTGGCATTCCTGAAGGCCATTTCTCAACTTTTTTAAATGCGTCAACAATATTTTTAGTTCCACTCAATGCCGAATTAAAAGGGAAAGTAGAGCCTGGCTTAATTGAATAGTGAGAATTATTAAATGTAAACTCTCTAGTCAAAAGTTTGTTGTACACATAATCTAAATTATCTAAAATTACAACTTTTCCATTTTTCATCAAATCGTTTAAAGCACTGTGTGCTAACTTTAGATTGTATGAATACAGCGAATCTCTTTGTTCTATTTCAAAAGATGAAGTGGCTATCATTCTACCATTAAGCTTATCTAACAATGGAACAAAATTTTTTTCTACATAATTTTTGTATTCTGGCAAATAATATATTGTAGACCTGTAAGGAGGATTGCCCTCAATATACTCGGGAATACGCAGTGAGTTTTCGCCCGTCCCACCATCCACTAAATCTGATAAATTTATTGCTTGAACGTTTGCGAATTTCTCTACCGCTAAACCGCTTGGCTGATTTTCAAGCCCAGATATAGAAGTTTTTAAAGATTCTGGGTATAGTGCATTGTTGTATTTATTTAATGTTTCTTTTCTAAAACCCCATAAGTAATTATAATTTCTAATTTCAGCAGGTGTAGTCGATGGTTGCACCCCAACGCTATCTGTTCTGAGAATTGTTTTTTTTGTAATAACTGCTGGACTTTTCATTCCAATATAATTTAATGTATTAGCCATGATCCCAGCATAGCCATTTACGGCGGTTGGGTTAACTACCAAAACTGTTGGACCATTAACTTTAGGAATAATATTATTGTCCCAAGGAGAAGATCCAATTGGTTTAACGGGCGTAACGGTAGTTGTTTTTGTTGTCGAATCTGGCACAATTACCCAACGGCCTGTGCCCCCAGTCTGACCACCAAGTATTGTGGGGGTTTCAAATGTTTTACCAGTATTTGGATTAACCCCGGTTATTGTACCGCCGCCGCCTGTGCCTTTATCTACTCTATCTGGAACCCATACTTGTTTTTGCCCGGGACCAGGAGCACCTTTTGGTATTGGCGTAGGCTTAAAGCCCTCTATCTCCTGCATCGATCTATCTCTATATTTACTTGGCTTACTACCTGCCGCATAATAAACTAATATATTTTGAAAATCTGGGTCAGACGTAGGAACGTCGCTACACCAACTCCAGCCATAGCTTGCGCCATTTGTTTTAATGAAATTGATTATTTTATCATTATTATTTTTTATCCTGATACAAAGACCAGTACCAAAAATGCTGAACCCAGGAAGCGGGTTGTACGATGTTATGGTCGTTGGGTACCATTTTACGCCAGCATAGGTTCTTCCGTTTTTTACTTCTGGGATACTAGAGGCTCTAGAAACATTGGTGGGGCTCTTGCTGTTTTTTGTTTTGAATTCTTGTTCTTGAACAGTTAAAGTTTTATATACAGTTGTATATCCTATTGTTATTCCCTGTTTTTTTGCGGCGGCAATCATATCCTCTAACGTCCAAGCCGGGGCAAAAGGGAGTTTAATAGATGGTTTATAAAAATATTTTTCTGGTAGAGTTCCATTAAAAACTCCATAACTTTTTGTTCCAGAAGTATAAAGATATTTTAATAATTCACCAAAATATAAAACTTTTGGTTTTCCGAGCCGCAACCCACGCGGCGTAGTCGCCTGATGTGGTTGTCGATGGTACAGGTAAATTAATAAAATCCGTCGAGAACCTGGCAGACCCACCGGGAAGATTATATTCAAGCGCATTCTTAGGTAAGCTAGCTGTATTAACTCTTGTTACGCCCATAGAAAAAACCTTAATTTAATAGTTTAGATACACTAATAGTAACTAAGGTAAGCTTATGCTATCTAAAATTTTTAGAAACCCAATCAGGATATGTATCGTCTACCTCATAGTATTTTAGCGGGAACCTATCAAATGGATCCATACCTTCGCTTATTCTACGAAGTATCTCTTGATCATCTTTATATTCTTCTAGATTGTATTCGGTATGAGCAAAAGACTCTATCTTATTTTTTATGTTTTCAATGTCTGTAAAAAAAGAAAAATGCCAGCCAGCGTCAGGTATTGTATACCAAGTCCCAGCTCTTAACTCTTGGCAAGATTGAGCCTCTAGATCTTTAAATCTAGCAGCGATTGGTCTAGCCCCCTGATTACAGTGTTGCGGAACTTGCCAGTTATAATTCCAAAAATATTGTTTAACATCCAATCTAGCCGGGGTTTCAACGAGCTTTAATTGACGAACAATATTTGAATTAACTATTTCATCGGCATCAGAAATAATTATAATATCATCTGGGTCTGCTTTTTCGAGGCCAAAACGAATAGCGTTACGTTGGTAATGTTCTCTTTCCCAAGGCGATTTAACCATGGATAAATCTGGAGAATTAAAATGTATTCTAATTTTAATTATTTTATCTTCCCATTTTTTAGCCCAATCAGGAAGTTGGTCAAGATGAAATGGTTTTTCTTTTCCAGTAAATGTTTCGGAAGCTTCGACTATAACAAAGTGGTCAACAATATCACCTAGTTCTTCAAACCTTACGCGAAGCAGGTCTTCTTCGTTAAAATATGTAAAGCAATCAAATATTTTCATATACGTAAACACTTTCATTTTTAAACATTGAATATCTTTTAATTTCTTTTTCAATCTGTGTGTCTGGTATTAGCTTTGTTCCGAGATGCGAAGCCCAAGTTCCAGGATTCACTACGAAAGCAAAACCTCCTGGTTTTAAAACTCTTTTGATTTCTTCAGCTACCTGTTGATAATCATTATTGAATACTTCTGGATCATAATTAATTGAAATAAATAAATCAACACAATCATCACCAAAAAACATTCCATTAATACCAGCTGGCCAATAGTAACTATTTTCGCTATTTTCTAGCGGTGGCTCAAGCGCACTCCACAGTCTCATGGCACCAATGCCGTGTTCTGCGGTGTGTAGAGTATCCAATAAATCCATGTCTTCTTGATAGCATAAAGTAAAAGAAGTATTTTTAAAAACATCTCTTATTATGTGTGCTACATGATTCCAATTCATTTACTTGACAGGCTTAATCGCGTCCACCTTAAGCCAACCCCATTCGTCTCCACGTTTAACATCTAATATTTCAAAACCCATTCTCTCAAAATCGTCTTGGAGCATTCTATGAGTTAAGCCCACAAAGTGAAAATCAAAAGGATTCAGTTGTTCAGCAAAAAAGATCTGTTGCATTCTTCTATCGCCATCAAGGGAGTCCATTTCAAGTATCTGGTTGCATGCTAATAAAAAGTCTGGAACTTCAATTCTGATCATCCCACCAGGCTTGACTATTCTGCACCATTCAGCCAAAACAGCTTGATATTCTTTCCACGGAAAGTGTTCAAGGCATTCTGAATTATAAACTATGTCCGCAAAATTATCTGGAAGATTGATTTTTCTAGCGTCGCAGACTACGTCAACTGGGACATAGGTCTTGTTAACATGGTCATACAATGGTGTTGGATCTATGTCAATGTGGATCCAGTCTGGACCAAGATATGTTCTAGTGCCAATTACAACTTTAGTGCCGGCACCCTTAGGTATTGTCTCTAGTCTCATTTAGATTATTCTTCCTTTATAAAAATCTTTGTATCTTGGAACTTTTATTAGATCATACTCTCTGCCTTCTAAGACTACAACCTCTGGATTAGCGTTTAAGTCAGGCATTCTTATCTTCCAGTATTCTTCAAGATAGAGTGCATTGCACGGCCAGTCTTCAAATCTTAAAACGTTAGTGCTATGGTAATTCATCCCTTTGCCGCAGAAGTACGGTACCCACTTGTTCATCCATTCGACAACGCCACGGCCTATTCTGGCATGAGCCTCAGGGTCTGTTGTTTGCTTGGCGAGGTGATGGACTGCCACCTCTTTAGCTACGCCCATTTTCCAGCCGGCAAGACGCATTCTAGTTTGGTAGTCAACTTCATTTTGGTGACCGATCTCTTGGTCAAAATACCCTACGTCAGCCATAGCTAATTTTTTTAACATCCAGAAGCAACCAGTGCCCCACAGGCACTCTGTGTATTTATCTCTTTTTATTTCATAAGAGTTATACCCGCCACTAAAAACCATCCCTAATTCTAGATTTCTAGCAAGATATCCCCACATGATTTCATCCCAGCCCTTGGTGTGAACGGTGGCATCGTTGTCCGAATAGGCAACATATTCTGTTTCTGCCCATTCTAATATTTTATTAACTGCACCGGAATACTTTATGTTTACATCTAAATGCATCGGGATAATTCTAGGATCTTTTGCAGCGTAGTATTCTAACAGCTGTCTAACTCTAGGATCCTCTGATGCGTTATTGACCAGGAGAAGTCTCCACTCTGTTGTAGAATTTAGAATAATATTTTCTACTGCTGCTTGAATTCCTTCAGGATTGTTATAGCATGATATGCCAATATCTAGTCTCATTTTTTAATCCACCATGAATTGTTTTCGTGTCTAACAAAACCTAATTCTACCAGCAATGGATCCCAATCCCACTCAAATCTGTTATTGACAGAAAGATGCATCGGGATAGAATTACCATGTTCTGCGTCACCTATACCAAAAGCATTGAGGGGGATAAAAACTCCATCTTTTTTCAAAGTGTCGTAAACGGCTTTTGCCCATTCTTCGACATTTACAACGTGCTCAAAGAAATCTAGTGCAACTACCGCATCAAACGCTCTATCGCCAAGTTTAGGTTCGAAGCTACTAGTGAATAATGTATTGATAACAAGCTTTTCTTCCAGACTAAATCTATACTGCGCAAAGTTGGCTGTTTTGCCACCTTCCAAATCGTGATAAGTTGCCTCTAAGCCTTCTTCGGCCAATCTTATGCTTAAAGAACCAATACCGTCACCCAACGCAAGAACTTTGTTTTTATTTGAATTTCTTAAACCAAGAGCTATGCCTTCGCACATGCCAGAATAGTTAAAACCTTGATCTAGATGATAAGCTGATAATTCCCAAATATACGTATCTGTATTTCTATACCAATTTAGAAGAGACTCAGAATTGTTGACATCTGTTCTTCCATCATTAAAGTCATTTGCTACCTCATGATGGTTATAATGAAATCCTTTTTCTAATCTTTGTTTAGCGTATCCTTCAGGTACTTTCAGAAATTCTGATATTTCTTTTGCGCGCTTATCTACACTCATTTACTCTCCATCATTGATCAGACACAATTTAATTGTATCATCTTTTATTTTAATTTTTCTATATAGGTAAAAATTGGGAAAAAAATTTTAAGGCCAAATTGGTTTTTGACTTTTTTCTAATAGCCAGAAAAAGTAGTTGTAATAATTCTACCATCTCTTTGATCAATTGGTGGTAGTTCTTTTCTTACCAAAACTCTTTGCACCCATCTATCAGTCCCATCATATCTTGCCTGAAAAGGTTTTCTCCCATGAATTGTTTTTCTATTATCTATAACTAATAGGTCACCTGTTTTTAAAACTATTTCTTTTATGCATTTGGGAATTGCGCCTTCAAGTTCTTCAAGAGCTGATCTAGCTAGATCTCCATTGGGCTTCATTACAGTTGCATCGTAGGTAAAGGTTAACATCCCATCAGATTCCCCAATTATAGAAATTGGTATTTCCTGGTCTTCTTCTCCGTTTGTTCTAAAGCTAAGGTCTATCCCTGTTGTAAACATTTTTGACTTCAGTATGTTTTTAGTTTCTGGGCTAATATGTTTGAGTATGTCAGATAAATTGGCGTAAGTAGTTACAGCTTCAGGATCGCCCCTAAGACAAAAGAGCACTACATAGTCTGGTTTGTAAGGATGAAATGCGGTTTCCGTATGAAGAGCTAATTCAGTTTTAGATGAAGTAGATATCTGCTGATACTCAGTTTTATGAACGGGAACTATGTTCTGTATTATCTGACCGTTTTGTTCCTGAATATAGCCAATCGGATAACCATATTTTTCAGCGTGCCTAAGAAGAACTAGCGTACTTTCTTTGGAACTAGCGTGCTGGGGCGAACTGACGATTGGTGTAGCTGGGGTTGGAGGCACATATCCAACATCTAAATTCTCGTAAAGAAAAATTCCCATAAAATATTTTTAAGACGACAAAACCTTTAATATTAAAAAGAATACTTTACTCAAATTATCAGGGGCAATACTAAAAACGTGTTCTTTTTCAAGGGTTTTAATTGTTATACAATGTACGTCTACTAAATCTCCATTTGAAGTTATAGAAGCTGTAGGTTTAGATATAGAAATATCAGTGATGGTTGGCATGAAACCATCGAACATCCCGTTATTTTCCATGCTACATTATAGCACAAATTACTTTTTTTTCTTTGATGCTCTCATATTGTCTATCAAGTTTGGATAGGGGCGCCCTGCTGCTTTGGCCATCGCTTTTGCAGAAGCTTTTTTCTTAGGAGAAAGCTTTTTTGGTTTTTTACTTGGACTTGGGGTATCCCAAACAGCTACTTTTTTTGCGGCCATTATTTTACCAATCTAAGAATAAGATATATTTGAACTGCATGGAGAGCAAAGTAAACAAAATTCAAACCCCAACCCTTAAAAGAATTTTTGTTTATATGCCAGTGCATATCGTGAGGGTTGTGGCCCTGACCCATATTGGAGGCAGAAGAAGCATGGTTGCATGAATCTCCATTGTCAACGTGATGATTTATATTTGTGCAGTTCATAATTATTTTTTCTTGTTAATCTTTCTAAGAGTTTTAGCAAGGTTTGCTTGCTTGACTGTTAACGGACTGTATTTATCTGGATTCTTAGTGACGGCTGATGCCATTCCGGCTACAGATTTACCGGCCTTCTTAGCCTTAGCTGTGAAAGCACCTGGTCTTTTAATCGCACCTTGTATCCATTTATCGGTTGATTTTTTTGCTGCCACTTCTGGCCTTTCTTTCTTTTACATATTCACCAGTTTTAAATTTGATATTATCCATTATAACATGGGCAGAAGCGTGGTCGCCAATGTGGCCATCGATCTTATCTTCTATTCTAGTAAGATGATCTTTTACGTAGCCGTGATCTTCTTTGTTTTCTTTTCTACTTTTTTCTAGAAGAGCAACAATAATAATACCGACAACACCAATGAGAGCAACAGTAATCTGCTCCATATCATGCAATTCCAAGCAGTTCTTTGACCTTTGGTCCAGCAACTGAATCGGCAGGGAGCTTATTCGCTATTTTAAAAGCTTTTACAGCTGCATCTGTTGCTGCATCTTTTTGACCATTGATTTCACCCTTGTAAAATCCTTTTATCTTAAGTGCTTCCTGAAGCTTCGCTATATCATTGCCACCACCTGCGGCTGGAGCAGCAGAACCTGCTGGTTTTTCCCAGTTGTTCTTTGCCATCCACTCAGCGACTGCTGCGGGAGGTGTATCGCCATTTACATATCTAAGATGCCATGGCTCTGAAGGGACAACCTCCCATGAAAAACCAAACTTCTTTACATTTGCGATTAGCCAGTTGAGACGCTTTGGTTCTGACGCGTTAGCAATGTCAACCGCCAAGCCGAGATTATGCTGCGACTTACCAGGCGTAGCCAACATAGCCATGCCTTTTTTAAGATACCATGTCTTACCTTCAAAAGTCTTTGTGCTAGTTCCGACTACTGGTTCAAGCTGGTATCTTTGCCTAAAGCCAGCAAGCTGACTCTCATAACTTCTATATGTATCGCCTGCTGATGTAGGCTTAAGCTCAACACCTTCAGCCTTTGCTGCCTCATCCATTGCATTGTAAGCTGCTGCTGCAAGCCAGTGCATTTTGCCGCCAGCTTCAATGGGGCGCAAGAGGTGTGCAGGCAGCTTGCCTGGCTCAATACCCTTAAGGTCTTTTGGGAGTACTACTGGAACAATATAATCCCATGCAAGCTTTTTCATATTTTTTTCCTCTCATGCCATGTTAGTAATATAACAACAGGCCGATCAATTAAGACAGGCCTGTTGCTAAAGTGTGATAAGTATTACTTCTTGCCTTTACTGGTGCCGATTTTGCCAAGCACTTTGATTGGGCGTTGTGCCATCTTCATCTGACCCGATGTTACTGCTGGCTTTGGTGCTGTTGTACCCTTGCCCCCGGTTGCAACATTCTTTAAGGTTGCAGGGTTTTTAACTGGGCGTTGTGCCATCTTCATCTGACCGCTTGAAGCGGTTGGTTCTGGCGCACTAGCACCCTTGCCTTTTGATTTCTTCATAGCCATGATTTATTTCTCCTTAGTTTTTTTGCTAGCTTTTTTTGGGACAGCTTTTTTTGCTGTCCTCTTAACCGGTTCCTGTTTTTCAACAGGCATAACGTTTTGTACGTACTTAGACATAGTAATAATAATCCTTGATTTATTTCATTTCTCTATTTTGAGCTTTTCTTAGGACGATTCTTTTTTCCGTCAAACATTGGGGTAGTCATACCCTTTTGTATCATTCCGGTAACTTTTTGCTTTTTAGAAGCAACAGCTGCTGGGTCTGCTTTTCCACTCTTTTTTTTCATAGCCATAATATTCTCCTATTTTTGTAAATTTATTATTTCTTTTTCTTTTTAGCTATAGCTGCCTGAATAAATGGTGGAAGCTTCTTTTGGGCAGAGGTCATCCCAGCTTTCGCTGCTGGCGCCGGTGCCTTTGTCATCTTCTTTGGTTGCTTTTTCATTGCCATTGTTTTCTCCTATTTTGATTAGTTGTTTTATTTATTAACAATCCCATTTACGCAGAGACAAAGCCTTGCGAGTAGGACGACCTTTGGAATCTTTCATTGGCCCCGGCATACCGCCCATGCGAGCGCAAAACGACTTACGTCGAGCTGCCGCCTTTGGTGACTTCTTAGCCTGCTTAGACGACACTGGTGGCTTTAGCGTGCCACCCGTCTGAGCCTTGTATGAGGCGCGTCCCTTAGCGTTCAAACCGCCAGCAGGATTTTTGCCTTCTTTGCGTTGCCAAGCAGCAGATTTAGCCATTATTTTTTCCTCCTACTTTTAGTACTGTTTACCTTTGGAGATTTACGAGGCTTTGGGGCGCTCTTTAACTCCACGCCATATAAAAAATTATTTTGACCCATCCTAGGACCAGCTATATAAATGTTTTTTTTCATAACCATAATTAAATTACCCTTTAAAAGTTTTAACTAAATTTTCAATAGCTATATTTCTTGGCATTGTGTTAGCAATCAATGTGGTTTTTCTAAACCATTTTAAAACGATATTATATCTAGTACCGCTTTTTACGTGATTTACAGCATGTAAGTACATCGCATTTGTTGGGAATGTAACAACCTCTCCAGCCTTTGGCTTTATTGCTAAGTCGTACTCTGGGAACACAATTTCCCCCCCTTCATAGTCATCATTTAAATATACTAAAGAAGAATAATCAGATAAAAATCTAGGCATGTGCCCGTGCCAGTGTGGGTCTGAATGGTTTATTTCTAAAGATAATTCAGAATTATTATATTCGCTGTCAGAATGCATGGTTTGGAAATCTCCAATAGACCAAATTCTACCCCATATTTGGGGGTCACAAACCAATCTTTGTCCATATTTATACTCAAGTTTATCTTTAACTTGATTAATCAAATTAAATAAAATTGGTTTAACATCTGCAGGCGCGGAGAAGTATGGTACGGTTTTGACCGTCACAGGATCACCGTTTGGATAATAATCGCAACCTGGGCCATTCGGCATTAGGTCATTTGAAGTGTTTGATTGCAGTATGTGTCCCAATAAGACTTGTATGTCACCGGCCGGCAACACGTCATTGTTTACGACAATATTATCTACAGAACCAATTCCCATAGCAATTACTTTTTCTGTCTCTTCTCCAAAGCTTCAGTTATATCGGATAATTTAAATATTATTTTCCAAAGAAAATTACTTAAACTAAAGTATTTTTTACTCATTGTTTTTTTTCTTTGGCTTATCCGATGGAGGTTCTCCTAGAACCTTAACTGGAGCTGCGTTACCTTTAGAAATTTTTCTGAATTTAGCTAAAGACATTTATTTAGCGGACTTTTTTGGACGACCCTTTTTTGCCTGGGATGAATCTGCTGCACGTGCGGCATCTTCTGGGCGGGGACCAACCTTCTTAGCCTTAGTGGTAGTAGCCTTCTTTGCAGCTTTTGCGACTTCCTTCTTTGCATCTGCGACTATATTCTTAGCAGCATCTTTAGCTATTTCGGCTACAGCATCTGCTTGCTCTACAAGATCGTCAATGATCTTTGCTTGCGCCTTTGCCATAGGACCATCTGCTTGTATTTTTTGTGCTTTAAAAATTGCTTGCTTTATTTTGGTTGCTATTTTCTTAAACATTTTAACCTCTATTTTTGTCTTGTGATGATAATAGTAATATTATATATTATATAATTGTAATTTGCAACTGGCTTTTACTTGTTGCCCTGTTGTGATTCTTTAATTAAAGAATATCTGTCACCAGTTTCTTTGGAAACAACTGAAAACCCGTATGCAGCTGCGTCTTCTATAGCCAATCTAAGACCTTCTTTATCTTCAAAGGACACGTTCGGCAGCGGTATCGTAACTGCGGCATAGACGTCAATGTTCTCAAAATTGCCAATGTTTATTTTTCTATTTACTCCACAAATGAAGACTGGTGAAGTCGTAATAGCCAAGTCTGCAGATACAGAACTAACTACGTTGTCTATGGGAGAATCAAATGAAGATGATTCTTGAGCACTTTTATTAATCTTAGGCATTATTTTTTATTCCTATTCCGAGGCACTCTAGCGTTGCCACAACTTGTTGTTCTAAATTCATATCATTTGTATCTATAATAGCAGAAGCTATTTGCTTAACTTTTTCTGCTTCCATCTCCGAACTATGTCCAGATTGTTCACTGTTCATTATAGCACCATCTCGTTTTAAAATTCGCTCATCAAGAACTTCTTTATCAGCATCAAAACTAATAACAAGTCCGTTAGGCTGCTTGAGAATATTCTTAGCTTCGTTTAAATAACGCACATCAGACACTATAACGCACATAGGGTTAACGTTGTCTTCGTCATGATTTTTCAAATAGTTTCTATACATTTTATTTGCTTTTATGATCGCCCAATTTGAAAAACAATTTTCGTCATATTCTCTACAGATATCACCAGCTTTTTGAAGAAATGTTCTAGGCTTATAGCCCTCTTCTTCTATCGGAGTATTGTAAATCTGCTTTACCTTTTCAATAAGAATATCGTAGTGCGGCATGTTGCCTATTGATGACCCGCCATAGACCTCGTATAGAACTTCATGGAGGGAATAAAGCTTTCTTGATTCTTCATTAAGGCCTACTATGTTTTTCTTTATTGAAGCCATCTCGTAGAGTGGAAGAGCGTAGAAAATATGATCCCAATTTATCCCAAACTTTACAGTTTCCATTGAACCTTTTGGGATTATTGATTCCGCTACAGAAGTTTTTCCACTTCCAGCTTTACCAGATAGGCCAAGTATTATTGGTTGGTCGTTAACAAATTTTTTCATACACTAAGTATAGCAGAAAATTATTGCATTTTTTGATTTCTGATTTCTAATTCATCTAAGAAAGCATTTGCCAGCGCATCGGGTTCCCAAACAAAAGATCTTGGAACCTGGATAACCCTGAAGTTATACTCTGATTTTATTTCTTCGATAGTCATCAATAAAGGTAGCAGCAACTTATTTTTGCATTCCCACTTACCATTTATTTGGTTTGCGACTACAGCTGAATCAGTATAAATAATAGGATCAGCTAAATCAGCCATTGCAGATATTAGTAGACCAGCTATAACGGCCTCGTACTCAGCTTCATTGTTTGTTCTTGGGCCAAGCCCCCTAGAAAACTGTGCTATTTTTTTTCTATTTTTGTATACAACCACAGAGCATGCAGCTTCGCCAGTTTTCTTTTGCCCCTGCCCCCTTGAAGCTCCGTCGCAAAAAACTTCAAAGTTCATTAATCTAATTCAATATCGTAAGGGATGTCTAGCTCAATAGCTCTATTCTTGATGTTATTTTCTTGGCTACCACCAGATACTGTGTAAGTAGATACTAGTAGGTATCTTTCTTTTTTATACTCAACCTGAGTAGGAAAATCTAATTTTTGTCTTTTATTAGAATAAAATTCTTTAGCTTTATCAACGGCTCTATAATGGCCTATAAACATAATTGCCTCCTTTAGTAGGTAGTAAAATCACTTTCAAGATAATGACCTTTACTTTCTCTTGATGCAGCAATCTGCATGGATTGGACTTTGTCCATCAATTTTCTAGCTGACTCTGAAGATATTCGAGCGGCACTTTCCATTGATTCAGCTAGGCTCATTACAGCTTCACACGTAATCAGAGCTGAGTACTCATCCTCTGCTGCCTCCATAGCGGCTGCTTCTCTCTCCGCCTCATTCTTCCCAACTCTAGAAGACTTGTATTTCTTTTTATATTTGCCTTCCATTATTTTATAGTTTGCTCGGGCCATGCCAGCGAATCTTGCTGCTCTACCATAAACGTTAGACGTCTTAGCTACAAGCGAAGCCATATTCTCAATGCCCAAGTCAACAGTATCTTCGTCCGGTATCTCTATGAAGTACTTATTATTTTTTGTTACATCAACATAAGAATTAATTACTTCCTGGATTTGTGGTCCAAGAAAATCCGAAAGTAGTTGTTGGAGTTTTTCTAAACTCTGATTATTCATTTTTGTCCTTTTTAATTAAACCGAATTGTTTTAATAGTGGTTGTAATTCTTCATCGTTTTTAATTATTAAAACTATTTTTTCTCTTATTTCTTTTAAATGCTCTCTAACAGTATTGGGGTGTTCGTTGATCTTCAAAGATATATCGCTAGACCTCTTACCATCTACGTACCTCCATTTTATCAGCTGCCTCTCCTGTATTGTCAACTTATCGAAAGGAGGAAAATTATTTTCTCCGACCACCCAAGCTTCATCTATATCTTCTGCGGACAAAATCGACTCTAAGGAATACTCTTTAGGCTCTGCTTTAAATCCTGTTTGAAAATTTTCACTTTCTGGGTCAGTGTCAGCATCGTCGTCTATCAGTGGGAATGTCTTCCTGCCTAATTGATCTATTAAAAAAGTATCAACATTTTTCTTTAATAAATAAAAGAAATAGCTATACAAAAATCCGGCTAAAAGGTATTGGACCTTTAGCTGATTCCTTTTTTTCATACCTAGCTATACATTGGAAAAAAGTTGTGTCTATTGTTTGACGTATGTCTTCTTCGTCTCCATATCTTTTTGCCATATAAACTATGCCGGCCCATTATTTCTGATACGTCTTTATGATCTTTCTTTACTAATTTATTTTTCATCAATGCCATACGAGTAAAAGGGTTTTTAACAAACAAACCAATAAACCTTCTTATATCATAGTCGGCTAGATTATATCTACCATGGTATATCAATGCCACATATTTGCTTAAAAAATTATTAAAAACTTTTAACAGCTCTTGCTTCGCAGCATGGCTCCCCGACTTGGCTTGAGCTATCAGCTCTTGCATTTCATTTTCTTCTAAATTATAATATTGTTCTTTGTAAGCGGCCATTATTTTCCTTCCCAGTAAATTATATTTTCTGAGTATTCTGATCTTATGTCTTCGTAGTAAACTATATTAGGTACACCTAATTCGTTTAAGAATTCAACAGCGTCTTTAGCGTATTTGCTAATGATGCAGGTGAACTTCTCAAATTCTTTTGGATAATATCTTTTAAATCTTTTTATTTTTGTTTTACTCTTTGGATCTAGGTACCCTTTCATTTCAACCCATTCTTCAGTTGCACATAAATAAAAATCCGGAGTATAACCTTTCACTCCTTTTTTAATTGGAAAAGAAAAAACAGTAGGTTCAAATTCATGTTTAATTTTATAGGCATTTAGGATGCGCACAAAGTTAGCTTCCCAATTAGACCTTACATTTA